AAGATGGACCAAGAGCGAAAGCTTTTCACCATCATAGGAGTTGTCTCCTGTGTTCTTCCAGTCGATGGTAGTGTCCAATCCCGCGAGTTCCTCGTTCCTTTGCTTTGTGAGTATACTTTTCTTTGTAAACTTACTTGCGGGTACACGATAAGCCAATTCGGTCTTAGGCCTATCCATTCCATCTTGTATTGGTTTAAAAAAGAATGGGTAATTAACGGATATTGGAACGACCTTATCTGTAAACATTTTTTTGGCGTCAGCACCAGATTTGGATAATATCCCAAACCTAGAGTCTGAAGAGATGGTAGCTTGGTTGACAGCCTCTGCTGATGCCATGAATGAAAAGCCACTCCGTCTATTCTTGAGGTAGCACATTCCGTAACATCTTGTGTCTGCTTTGCAAGCTTCCCAGAATATAAAGAATAATCTGTTTGCTTCCCTGAAGTCTGGAGCACCCACGTCAATTTTAGTCCACTGCAAGTACATATAGTGAGACCCAGTAATATAAGTAGGAACATCTTTGTTATAGAACCAATAACCTTCATCGCGTCTGTTAAATTCTGTATCAATATATGCATTCCACTTATTTTTAAATTCATTTGGTAAATCTTTCCAATCGAATATCGTTTTTAACTTTGAAAGTTCTTTTGGATATTCTATTTTACTCCATTTATTATTTCCTTTATCTAAATTCTTTGGCACTGGAGGCAATGCTATTTTTAAATTTTGTATACTATATATATTACCAATCTGCCCAGTTTTACTGATAATAATTACGTCGTGGTCTTTATCATATCCGTATTTCCACTTTTTTGCTTTATTAAGCCTTTTAATCGTATTAATTTTTATAGGTTCAATAACGCGATATAATGATTGCTTGTACATTACTTAGATCTCCTTTCTGCAAAGCCTTTAAATGAATCAGCTCTTTCTTCTATATTCTTACCTTCTAATAATGCTTTCTCAATTTCAATTCTATTTAAGATCTCAAATGCATCGAATATTGCGAGCTTTTTAGTGGCTGCAGCGTTCTTGAGTCGATCGGCTGAAACATCATCATCAGTTTCAACAATCGGTTCTTTAGCAACTTTAATGAGTTCTTTGACTGCTTCATAACCAGCTTGGATTATATTCTTTTTCTGTTCCTTGACGTTCATACTTAATGGTTATAAATTTAGTTAATATTCTGTATAATCTTTCGCCTTCAATAATAAATTCATATTTACCACCAGGCATAAAACCAACTAAATCACCCACTTTTATATCATCAAGTTCTTGATTTAAATATTTTACAATACCACGAAATGGTATTTCTTTTTCTATTACATCATTAGATTCAATTGGTTTCAGAAAGCAATATCCTTCTGGCGCACTCCATTTATTATTTCTTTTATATAAAAATATTTGGTCAGAGTTTACAAAATATTTATCTTCTTCATAATAGCTTCTGCTATTTTTTTCTTTACCTCTGTTATCGTGCCATCTTCTAAAAACATTGTGATGTACAATAACTTCATCTCCAACTTGTATTTCTGTTGATTCTGATTTAGGTATTGATGTCACAATTCCGGTACGACTAACATATCGATGGTCGGCTAATTCTGAATTTAAAATTAGTTCTTGACCATCAATATATTTTTTATTATCGTATCTTTTATTTTTAGGTTTAACTATAAAGTTAAATAAACTCTGCATTAGTATTCTAAATTATATTCAACAGATATAGCCATATTTTTATTAAAATCTTTCCATGGCAAAACCTCTTTTCCTTTTTTAATAAATATAGAAAATTTATCTGTTTCTTCTAATATATTACATATAATATGGCCTCCGTACACTTCTTGACCTACGGAATAATGCATTGCATCATTTTTGTAATCTTTACCTACAGTAATTTTTCTTATAAGTTGCATTTTATTTAATTCTTTTTTATTTCGCCTGTTTGTGTATTAACTTGAATATCGCCATATTTTTCTTTAAGATTATTTTGGTATTTATTTAACTCAACCTCTACTAAATCTATAGCATGCAATAATTTATGTTTTTTAAGTTCAATACCTCCTACTTCATTTAAACTACCGTTTAATTTATTTATGATATTTACTAAGCCTTCTAATTCTTCTTTTGTTAATTTTTTAGCACTAGGTGCTTTTTTCTTATAAGTTTTTGCCATTGTATTTAATTTAATTATTTTTTATTTTTTGGTACTCTTGAATCTATAAACCAATTTTGATAAATAGATCTTTTTTTCATCATATATGCTAAATATTTATCTATTTTTAATTTCCAGTTTTTATCAACATTAGGATTAATTATTCCTGATTTATAACTTGAAAAAGTTTTATTTACATAATTTTTTATATTATGTTGATTTGTGAATAAATAATTATTTATAGTATAAAAAGATCCATATCTTATATCATTCCAAACATCAAATGGTTCTATTTTTTTACCCAGCAAAGAAGCATATAATGCACTTTCACTTATATGAGTAGTATAAACACCTCTTGCTTTTTGCATATAATAATACATATCAACATTTCTAGGTAAAACTGAATCTTCTCCAAAAAGATCTTTAAGCTCACCTATAATTTTATGTGTAGTTATAGGGTGAGGCTTTACGTACAGATTGCCAGCGCATTTTTTATGTATAAATTTCATTCTATTTAAGCAAATATTAGTTTTTACTTTATTAGAACCTGGTAACACCATTAAATAATCTCTTGGTGGATATTTTTCATATTCCATTTCTCTATCCTGATATTTATTAGATGTTCCATCTAATACATTTGAAATTAAATAAGATGACCAGTCTAACACTTTGCTTTCATTGTCATACCAAGCATCAGTCATCATTTCATTTCTTAATTTTGAATTTAAAGGTTGAAATAAAAAAGATGTTGCGTATGATGTATAAGCAAACGTGTTGAAAAAAGGCATTTCTTCTGCCATCACATCGTAGCTATATTCTATGCCATATTCACTCATTTTTCTAATGGCATAGCTTTCTACTTGTTCTAATGCATTTAATGCACTATGTTTTTTTAAATTACCGATTCTTCCTCTAAGAACCTTTTTATTAAACATTTCCATAAAATTAAATTTAAATTGATATATTATATTAATTACATGCTTTACAATAATGCTAACAATTATGTACAGATGCAATTTCATTATCATCGTCTATTCCAACTGATTTTCTAGTTAAAACACCATTTACTAAAATTACAATACCAAATTTATCACTATTACCATCAACACTTCCCGCAAAATCATAATCCATTTCTACGCCTGTTGTGCCGTTAACTATTCTATTGTGATCAGCTCCACTTAATACAGCATTAAAATCACTAGTGCCTTTAGAGGCAATACCAGAACATACAGTTGAATTATTTGCATCATCAAAGTCTTGTATATATGCTCCTAGTTGATTTACTCCGGTTCGCGGATGATCTATGTTTGCCGAAGCAGGATAACTTAATTGACGACCAGGATTACTACTAGAAGGAGTATACCAACTTGTTATTGTTGATCTAAAAGTATTAAAAGATGACGAAATCGTAGTAGTAGTATTAAACGTAGTGGTTGTTGTCCTATTAGTTGAAAATGTTGTTGTCGTGTCTATATTCGTACTTCTACTAGTAATAAATATTGTGGTTCTACTTGTATTAAACGTTGTAGTAAATACAGTATTTGTCGTCCTACTTGTATTAAAAGTTGTTGTAGTCGTTCTGTTTGTACTAAACGTTGTAGTAAATATAGTATTTGTTGTTCTACTTGTATTAAATACTGTTGTAGTTGTTCTATTTGTGCTGAACGTCGTTGTCGTATTTCTATTAGTTGATTTTGACGTTGTAAATGTTGTGGTAGTACTTATAGAAGTATTAAAAGTAGTCGTAGTCGTTCTGTTCGTAGAAAAAGTTGTAGTAGTTGCCCTATTAGTACTTTTACTAGTAACGAAAGTAGTTGTTCTTGACGTATTAAAACTAGTCGTAAATACCGTAGTAGTACTTCTTGAGGTGTTGAACGTAGTTGTAGTCGTTCTATTAGTACTAAACGTAGTTGTAGTAGCTCTATTGGTACTTCTACTCGTAACAAACGTTGTCGTTCTAGACGTATTAAAGCTTGTGGTAAAAGTAGTCGTAGTTGATCTACTCGTGCTAAATGTGGTTGTAGTAGTTCTGCTAGTGTTAAATGATGTTGTTGTTGTACGATTAGTAGTAAACGTCGTTGTTGTTGCTCTGTTAGTACTTTTACTCGTAACAAACGTTGTTGTTCTACTTGTGTTAAAACTAGTCGTAAACGTTGTCGTTGTTGTCGCACTTGTTGTAAAAGTGGTAGTTCTGCTGGTTACAAATGTAGTAGTAGTATTAGGCATAATAATTTATTTTAACAGATTGCTATATTACTCCAATTACCGTTGTTCCATACAGCCACAAATATTCCGTGAGCATATTTATTAGCCGAACTATACGAACTTGTATTACCAACCTGGAATATATCATAATCACCACTAATTATGTTATCACCTACAGGTGCGTCAGTCATTACATCTCTATCCTGATCACATTCACACACAAAACTATTAGATGAACTAGAAGAACTTCCTCTACATAAGTTTACCTCTCTAAGCGCGGCTGTGGTACTTGTGCTTCTTGTTGTATTAAAACTAGTTGTTCTACTTGTATTAAATGTTGTAGTTGTAGTCCTGTTGGTACTTTTGCTTGTGCCAAAAGTAGTAGTTCTACTTGTATTATAACTAGTTGTAAAAGTTGTAGTCGTACTTCTTGAAGTGCTAAATGTTGTTGTTGTGGTTTTTGAAGTACCAAACGTAGTAGTCGTAGTCCTATTTGTACTAAAAGTAGTTGTAGTCGCCCTATTTGTTGATCTGCTGGTTACAAATGTAGTTGTTCTAGAAGTATTAAAACTAGTTGTAAACACTGTTGTTGTTGATCTACTTGTATTAAATGTTGTAGTTGTAGTTCTATTGGTTGAGAACGTAGTGGTAGTTGCTCTGTTAGTAGTTCTGCTCGTAACAAATGTAGTTGTTCTTGATGTATTAAAACTTGTGGTAAATACAGTAGTAGTACTTTTAGAAGTATTAAATGTTGTTGTTGTTGTACGATTAGTACTAAAGGTTGTCGTAGTGGCTCTATTTGTAGAAAATGAAGTTGTAAATACAGTATTTGTAGTTAAACTAGTATTAAATGTAGTTGTTGTAGTTTTATTTGTGCCTC